ATTGAAGCTCGTGACAAGGAGATTAATCCTTGGATGGGAGTTTCGACTACGCCTTTGCCAGTCAACGGACCTTGCCTAAATGCAACATTTGATCATGTGCAGAATAAGGTAAAGAAGAATTTGGTGTATGTGTCAATTCCCACCGAAGATGGTAGGAACGCGTGTGTCAATGGATTTTATGTGAAGAGTAATCTTCTATTGATCCCTAAGCATGTGTTTCCACAACGTGAGGTGATTTGCAAATTTACGAGAGGCGATTGCGGCAAGATAGGAACTACCTATTCTTCGCCAATTTCTACTATTCGTTCTGTTCAATTGAACGGTCAAGATCTTGTTCTTGTACAGGTTTCAAATGGACCAGATTATGCGAATCTTGTGGAATATTTTCCGCTTGATAGGTGCAGGAACGTTTTAGTTTCTCAATTTCACAGAAATCGTGAAGGAGAGGTTAGCGAACAACGCTTCCGCACCAATTATGCAGAGAACAGACACAATGGAGTTGGGATCCGTTTTTACGGTTCCCTACATACTACTCCTTTGCCAACATTCGATGGTGAGTGTATGGCCACTATGGTTGCAGATTCCAAATTCGCATTCATCGCAGGTTTCCATTTAGGTGGAATTACAGGCGAGCGAGATGCTGTATCTACCTTTTTGACAAAAGGAGATATTGAATCTGCGATTGAAGCTTTGTCCCCTTCATGTTTACCACACGCTAGTTCAGGAACAGTACCCCAGCACTTTTATGGGGTGGAAACTGTTCTAGAACCTGCTGTACACTACAAGAGTCCTGTCAATTATTTACCAAAAGATTCGGGAAATAATGTAGTTGTATATGGTTCATGTATTGGGAGATCGACTCCCCGTTCCTCCGTTGAGACTTCTATTTTGAGTCCTCACGTAGAGGAAGTTTGTGAGGTTCCCCAGCAATGGGGTCCCCCTAAACTCAAGGGTGTTGATGGTAAAAGTTCTTGGCAACCATGGAATGCTTGGTTGACACAAGTGGCCAATCCGTGTCCGGGATTTTCGGACGAAGCTCTGAACTGGGCAATTCAGGATTACGCTGGAGGTATGATTTCCGCACTTAAGACTGCTGGTATCACTTGGGAGGACATGAGTCCCCTCAGTGAGATGCAGACAGTGTGTGGTATCGATGGTAAACGATTTGTTGACCGTATGCCCGCCAGCACCAGTCCTGGTTTTCCCCTTTCGGGACCAAAGTCAGACTATTTGACTGAACTATCTCAGGAAGATTTTCCTGAATTCAGTTGTCCTCGTGCTCTCGATCCCATGTTTTGGGAAGAGGCAAACAGGATTAAGTCTTGCTATTCGCGCGGAGAACGTGCATACCCAGTCTTTAAGGCTTGTCAGAAAGATGAACCTACAG